ACCATACCTCCATATTGAGCTTGACCAACATAATCAAAGTTAGCCAAAGCAATAAACTTTTTGCCAGCCTGATCTGACTCAGAAGTTTCTGGCATAACATCAGAAATCTCTACTGGGACACCCCAAACGGTTGCGGGAGCAGTACCACTTGGTTCTCTTACAATATATCTGCCTTGAGCATCCTTTAATCCATATAAAGATAAAAGGACACTCCAAGACATTACCCATTTGAGATTTCTTCGTGCCCTACCTTTAATTAAAGCTAAAGCGGATAATAAATCATCAGCAGTAACATCACTATATTTTGTTTTTCCTTCAGCCAAAACAACACCTGGGACGTCGGTATTTTGAAAAATACCCTCGCCAGATGCTTGACCTAAAAGACCCCAAGTGTCCTCACCACGAGCCAATCCTTCACCGGCTAAAAGAGCCAATGCATCGATTACATTTACATTTGGATCTAACAACATTTCGTTAGAAAATGGAACAATAGTTCCAACCTCCTGTAAAGTAAAATCGAATGCATTGCTTGTTCCCGGTTCAGAAACGGTGAATGAGCCATTTGGTGATTTTCTTGTGAAAATCACATCAGCTATGGTGGGGAACTTGAGGTTGATTCCTTTCATTTGAATTTTTCTTGAGTTTCTCGCCACAACCCCATACTCACCAGCAACCCTAACAATTTCGGTTGCTAAATAAGTTGGGATTAATTCTTTACCTTCACCAGTTGTACCTGGTGATAAGGCTTTGGCTTTTGCGTAATCCCCCATAGCTTTGGCTTTGATGTATTCAACCGCCTTTTGTTTCTCATCATCACTGAATTTATCCATCCCTGAAAGTTTTCTCCAATCAGCAAGTTTTTTTTCAACTGCTGAAAGGACTTCTTCAGTTACACCTTTTTTTAATTCAGTGATGATTTCCTGAAGAAGAGCTTTGTTTTCCTCCATATTTTTTCACCCCCTTTCATTTGGAATTTTTAATTTCTAACTTCAATCTATTTAATAGCTTCATTTTTTGTAAAGCAATATTTGTATTCTTATCGCTTTGTTTTAAATGAAAAGCAATTTGATTTAATATTTTTCTTTTTAAATAATCTTTATTATCTTTTCCTTCATTTAAAATTTCGCTTAAAACTTCTTTAACAATTTTTCTTATTTTCTTTTCCAAATCTAAATCTTTTTGTTTTTCTTCTAACTTTTTAAATTCTTCATCGGTATATTGTTTATACTCGGGGACTTCTTTATCAAATTTTTTATAATAACTTGCTAAAAAGTTATAAGCACCCTTCTTAATTTCTTCGGGCACTTTCAATTCTGCTCTTGCACCTAAAACTGCCTTCATTGCATTGGACACACCACCCCAAGTAGCAACCAATCTTCCTTCCTTTACTCTTGCGAATGGTAATTTATAAGCCCCAAGATTTTCTTTGTGATTTTTGTCTCTTATAACAAAACCATTTTTATACTTTTCCATATCATCACCGGCATATTTTTTTATCTCATCTCTTGCTTTATCACCGTCCCAAGACCCCTCATCATCAATTGGCAAATCTTTTTTTCCGCAAATTTCAAATTCTTCTTTATCGGCTTTTTCTTTAATTGATTTTTGATAAAGTTCAATTAACTTAACAAATTTATCAATAACATCTTCCTTATAGCCAAGTTGAATTAATGCTTCGGGATTAGCTGGGACTGGGACAAAAGAAATTTCCAATAATTCAGCTTCAATAACATCATAGGGATTGTCTTTTTCCCCTTGATTATATCTCCGTGGCAAAAATCCAACCGACAAAGCTCTTAACACTCCATTTTCAATTAAAGTCCAAACTTGATCTGCTAATTCAATTCCGCTAACAACTTGACCTTTAATATATAAACCTTCTGCTGTTTTTTTAATATCCAAAACTTTACCAACCGGAAGTTCATTATATTTATGAGCAAATAATAAAACGGGATTTTTTTTGTAGTTTTCTAAATCCCAACCATTTGGATCTATACTTTCACCCATTCTGTCTTTAACACCAGTGGAGGCAATAGCTTCAAAAATTCTATTTTGTTTATCTAAACTTTTTGTTATATATGTTAGATAAGTATTTTTCATATATTCTAATTATAGCATAAATTTATAATGTCAAGTTATTCTAAAACTGGGACAATTGAGCATCGGCAATTTGGATGAGCAATCTCATAATCGCCATCAATAAATTGTTCATTCTTTTCAATTATTTTACCATCTAAAGATGAGCATAAACTACATACTCTACCATCTTTTGCTGTAATCCACATTTTTTTTACCGGAAACTTACTACTTTTTATGATTTCGCTTTCAATTTGATTATAATTGTTAATTATTTCACTTCTAACTAATCTTTCAGCTCGCCATTCACTATCAAGCATCATTTCTTCTCTTACACTATTTACAATATCATTAATCGTAAATTCACCCTCACTTCTAACTCTATTAATAATATCAACAACATTTTCATAAATTGTTTTTGTATAAGACTCAACACTTTCATTAATTCTTTTTCTTTTTAAATTATCCAATTCCTCACCATTTACCAATTTAAATTTAGAAGAAAATTTGCTTAAATTGTTTATAATCTCATCAACAAAACCTTCAGTTCCTATAATTAAAATATCATAAATTCTTTCACCCAAATCATTTAATTTTTCCTTCAAATCAACCAAAAATTCAGTTGTCATTATCACTGATTTTTTTCCTTGTTTATAATTTTTAAAGAATAAATATGTTTCCAATCCAACCTTATCGGCTAATTTCCTAATTAGTTTATTTGTATATTCTTCTTTTCTTTTAACAAAATCAATATGAGATTTTAAATATTTTTTTTCTTCTATTTTCATTGATTTTGTTTTTTGAGCGTATAAAACAATTCCATTATCCAAATAAATCGCATCACCACCATCAATAGGATCTAATCCTCGTTTTTTTCTAATCTCATTAATAGTAAAGACCTTATTAACCAATGTCGCATCTTCCTTTAATTGAAAATCTTTGTCTTCGGGTATGGGATTTTCATATCTCAATTTCAAATCAGTTTTAAATACTTTTTCAATCAAATCAAATTGAAGTTTATCAATAATAAAGTCAATATATGGTTTAATCGTGTTTTCAATAAACCAATATTTAGCCGCTTCACTATTCGCACGATTAACATCATCAGCAAATAAAACTGCCTTCGGGACTTTAAATAAAGCTAATATCTGATCTCTTGTAAATTTTCTACTTTCAATAAATTTTAATTTTTCCAAGTCAAATGATATAGGTTGCCATTTCAATCCATTTCCTAAAACAAGCGGTTTAAAGAAGTTTTCTACTCCGGTATATTTCTTTTCAATTTCAACTTTTATCCTATCCAAGTCAGATAAAGATAAACTCATATCACTCGTTAAAATACCAGATGGTATTGCTCCTTGCTGATTAAACTTTTTATATGTTTTTAAACTTAAAACATCACTTTCAATTTCTAATTTGGCTTGTTCCAATACTGACAACCCCTGAAGAATGTTTTTTGGATTTGGTTTATAAATATCAAGCACATCATCCCCCTCAACTTGTTCGCCATTTAAAAGAGTATAAACTAATTTATCTTCTTTAACCTCAATCATTGATGCTTTTATTGGGATTAAAAATTTTGGTTTTTTTGTCAATTCACCTTTTTCAATTTTATATAACGCCCTTCCTTCTAAAATTAAATTAAATGTCGTAATATACAAAAAGTCATATCCTGTCATAAAGATATTTGGTTTTTTAATCAAGTCTAAAATTGGATGTTCATTAATAATTTTTCCTTTTTTATCCTCAAGATAGAAATTAGTCATCGCTACTTTTGAAGCAATAGAATCAATACACGCAAATACCAATCCACCCAATAGTTCATTTTCACTTACACTTGAAGTTCCAAAAAAATTTAAAAAGAAAGATGATTTCCAACCCGGCTCACTTGAAAAAAATCCTTTTAGTTTTTTTAGTATATCCATATAAAAAAATTATATCACAATTGATAAATCAATACTTGGTTTTCTTTGATTAGTCTATAACACATTTCCAACGCATCTAATACATCAATAAATTCCAATTCGGGATAATTTTTCAATTCATTAAAAAGTTCATTATCACCCTTAAATTCAATTTGTCCTGTATTGACAATCGGCTCTAAACTTTCAATCCGTTCTATTTTACTTTTGGATTGTTTAATACCGGTAAATGGAATAAACTTTCCTAACTTTCTTGATTTTTCTTCTATAACATTTTTAAAATATCGTTGAAAATAAACATCCTCAATTCCAAATCTGACAAAATTATACGGTAGAGACAATATTCTATTAATGGCTTCATCGGGTTTTAATATTTGACCAATACTTTCAACCTCATATATTTTACCTGTCTTTTTTTCTTTTCCTAAAATAACAATACCAGTCAAATTGCTTCCTTTTTCCCCAAGCGATAAATCAATCGCACCAAATATTTCCATTTCTTCTAACCTTGGTAGTATTTCATATTTCTTTGGTTTAAAATAAGCAAAATCATCAGACTTTGGGAATTTAGTCTCATAAAATCTCAACCAATCTTTTCTTGTCATTTGTGGTTTAATAACTTTAAATAATCTTTCTTTATCAATCCTTCCTTCTTTAATTGCTTGATCTAATGTTATTTTAACTTTATGGTAAATATCAGAGTTATAAGCCTTTTCAAAAATAGAATTCTCAAAACAATTTCCACTCATAACCAATTTGGCTATTTTCCCTTCCGGCATCCTTACCACTTTTGAAAATTGCTCTTCGGATTTGATTAATCCTGCCTCTTCTAAAAAAACCATATCGCCCCCCTCACCAACTACACGACTACCTTCTTTTGATATATTTCTTTCATCAATTGATGTTATATAAATCCACCCTCCATTTTTCCATCGGAGAGCAACTTTACTTCGTTGGACTTTTAATGACTCTACTTCTTTTAAATCCAAATTAATCAATCCCTCATAGATATAATAATTATCGCCAATATGTTCTAAAATATACTCCATTATTTTATTAGCCTTGTCATAACTTCCACCAACTATGGGGATTTTAAGATTAAATTGAGATGCTAATGTTAATATCGCCAAAGCAGAGATTTCAGTTTTCCCATAACGACTTGGAGCAGTAATCCAAAGATTTTTGATATATGGATTTAATATTTTTTCAAATATTTCAACTTGACCATCGGTAGCCTCATATGGTTTTCCATCTTTTTTGAAAACTTTTCTGATAAAATCTTTCCATTTTTTTACCATTTTTATAATTTAGATTGTTATTTTAATCCTTTGATGGTGAAATATTTTTAAAAAATTCAAATAACAAATCTTTTGGATTGACCAATTTTTCACCATCGGCTCCGGTAATCTCAATTCTTTTACTAAACTCATCTTTTTCCATTCTATCTAACCATTCTAATGCTAATTTTGGATCGGGAGGTTTTTCATCATTACCAATCATTGCTTCAATTAAAATTTTTCTCGCTTGAGTATTAACAAGGTTTCTTTCTCTTTCAACTTTGTTTTTAAAGTCTTCATTTCGTTGATAATGATGATAAACCATTCCATAATTTAATCCAGCGAATTGACACGCTCTATAAAGAGAGTATCCCAACTGTAAGAATGGTTTTATTTTCTCAAAATATTCATCAGCTTTACTCATAATTTAACTAATTTTTAATATTTTTTAATAAAAATTTACTAAATTTTAAAGCATTTTCAATTATATCATCCATATCATAATATTTATATTCGCCTAATCTACCTTTAAAAAACACATTCTTAATTTTTTTTGCTTCAGTTAAATATTTATTATATATTTTACTATTTTTTTATAAATTAATCGGATAATAAGGAATTAATCCTTTTTTATATTCAATTGGATATTCATAAGTTATTATAGTCTTATCTATATTCGGTTTATAATTAAAAAACTTATGTTCAATTATTCTCGTAAATTTATATTTTTTTTCCGGATAATTTATAACCGCATTTCCTTGAAATATTTCTTTATTAATAATTTTATTTTTAAATTTTAAACTTCTATATTTTAATTGACCATATTTATAATTAAAAAACTCATCAATCATACCTGTATAAACAATATATTTAGCTTTAATTTTATTTTTAA